CAGCTACCTCTTCACCTATCTCGTGCAGCTCTCCACTTTTCCATAACAATCCTGGAATAGTCATTAGGTCTTTATCCTCAGATACAACAATCTTCCTACCTTTAATTAGAGTAGGATGAGTAGATAAGATTCCTAATACATCATCAGCTTCAAGTTCAGGTCTTACATACGTTTCATAATTATCTGTAATCCATTTAACTAATGCTTTGTAGCAGACAGGTTTTCTTATTTTTTTTCTGTTTACTTTGTAATTAGGATTAATCTTTTTTCTAAAGTTTTCCTTATCAGTAAAAGCAAAAACAACTTTGTCAGCTTCAGTTGCTTCAAGCAAATGATCTACATATTGTGTTATTAAATTAGAAGCTTCCTTTCGGTCACTCCAAAGTGTCCAGATATCTTCACCCCAGTCAACCTCATGCTCACTTGCAGAGGAATATTGATAAGCACAGATATCTCCATCAATTAGTAATGTTGTCATTTAGTGCCTTTGTGGATAGATCTATGTTTAATAAACCTTATCTTCTTTGTATGAGGGTTATAATGTAGGTATCTAACACCGAGCTTTTTTTGTATTGAAGTTCGTGAAGACAACCTGCCATCCTTATAACTTTTAACGTCAACTAGTAACAATTCACCAGAGTTTACATTTAGAGCTATCAAATCGACAGCTCCAGATTGACCACTATTTCTAAACACCTCATATCCTTTTGACCATAACCAAGCTATACAATGATGCTCTGCTATATCTCCTTTACGTTGAGGACTAATGTGTTTGAGACCAATCTTTTCCCACTCGGTATTCGCAATCCAACTCACATCGGAAGCTAAACTTTTTCTCTGAGTTTCGGATTGCTTGCTTTGCGAGTTTTCCAAGCTCATCAGCATGCTCCTTTCTTGTTTCAATTTGTATTTCATCATGAACCCATGCTACTTGTTTGCAGTCTAAGTTATGCTGATGGATTAATTCGTGGACATCTATAATCCACTGTTTACAAATCAATGCTCCTGATGATTGCAGTAAAGTATTAAGAGCTTTGTGAGCTGACCTAATCTTTAGTTGCCTACCATCAAGACCTTTGATGTAACCTTTAGTTGCTTTTTGTTGTACGTCTTCTATTAATCTTTTGAGTGCTGGTGTTCTTTTCATAAAGTCAGAAATAATTTTCTTTCCTGCCTTTACATCTTTACCAAGTATCTCTCCCATCTTAGCTGCACCACAACCATAAACTAATGCATAAATAAAAGTCTTAGCTTGTGCTCGTGTGTCTAAGCCTGCTGCCTTTTGATTGGCAGTATGTATGTCTCCATCTAAAACTTCTTTTATGTAAGTTCCATTATCATAACGAGACATAAAGTGAGCTAAACATCGCAGCTCTAATCCTGATACATCAATACCAACTAGAACATTATCATCTTCTACAGTAAATAATTCTCTACACTCTTTACCATAAGGAACAGTAGTCGCAGGAACTTGTCCTACATTAGGATGACTGTGGGTAGCTCGACCTGTTACTGCACCATTTGTATTTACACTTCCATAAATTCTATTGTTCTTAACAAGTTTTAACCAAGCTTGTCTTCCCTCGGCTAACTGTCCTATTCTTTTTTCTATTGTGTAATACTCAACAAGAACTTTTGATTCAGGGTAAGGTAAACTTTTTAGAACATCTTCATCTACTTTTGGCTTACCATCATTTGTATATTGTTTTGGTTTCCATCCTCTAAGATTTATTAATCTGTTTGCAACATGATCTCTTGAGCTTGGATTAAATTCTATGACCTGAACTTTTTCAGTTGGTATACCTTTTCTATACCCTAGTTTTTTGTTATTTACTTTTGGTATAAAAGGTGTTCTTACCTCCCAGTCAGGAAAAGAATCTTTAAGTTCTTGTTTAAGACTTTCTCTTTTTGCAGCAAGCTCACTATATAATCGTTGAGCTTTAGTTGTGTTGAATTTAAAACCATTACACTCTTGCTGATAAATTATTTCAGCTAGTCTATGTTCAAGTTCTATTGACTCTTCGCTATAATTTTTTTCACAAATCTTTTTCCAAAGGGAGTCAGTGACATGAACATCTTGGATACAATATGACAACATCTCATCATTAAATTGTTCCCAAGATCCTGTGTAGTCTCCCTTAGTGTTTCCTAATCTAACACCCCAAGCTTGTAATGAGTGTCTACCAATTAGCTTTGTCGGAAAATCTTTTGTCTGGAAATCTCGTTCTTTGATATCTGACCAGATCAAACGAGTTAAGACTAGAGTGTCTCGGAGCTTACCTTTATAATTAAAGTCATATACTTTTTTTAATGCAGGTAAATCAAACTTAATTATATTATGGCCTATAATACAATTAGCTTGCTCTAATCTTTTAAGACCATCTTGAATATTATTAGTATAAGTTTCAACCTTATCTGTAGATGTATCTTTTAAAACAAGACAATGAACTTTGTCCAAGTCATCAAGCAGTCCATTTGTTTCAATATCAAATATAATCATTCGCTTTTAGGTAAATAAACCATTACAAAAGAACCACACTCAGGACAACTTAAGTTAGTCTCCATACAAAACTCAGGGTCTTCATGATCAATGTCATGGTCACCACCCCAAATTAATTCAGTGTTACAATGCCAACATTTCATTAGTGCACACTCCTTATTTCTATAATTATTTTTTCAGCTTCTTCGTATTCCTCTGCAAGCTCATCTAATAAATCTTGCATGTGTATTTGACTTACAACATCAGGTGCATAGAGAACTAATGGCTCTCCATTCTTTTGTATTTTCTTGATAGCTCGTTCAAGAGTTTTGCCTAAGTTGTAAAGGTTGTCATCAGTAGTCATCATTGGCATCCTCTAACAGTCTTCCAGTTTCAGGGTTGTATATCAGTTGACCACATGTTCCAGTCTCTCCAGTAAAACGATTCTTAAGAACTCTTACTGTTGTTCTATTAGGATCATCAGCTTGTTGATTTCGTTCTAAACTTAAAACCATATCTGATAGTTGAGCAATACTATGACTACCTCTAAGGTTAGTTAGTGAAATGTTTTTACCCTCTTCAAAAGATGTATCTGACTTAGGTCTATTAAGATGTGAGACACAAAGTAAACCGATGTTTAACTCTTGCACTAATGTTCTGAGGTTAGTGACAAAGTTGTCAATCATACGTCTTTCATCAGTTTGCAAATTAGTAGAAAGAGCAATATGGAGATGATCCAATATAATAAATTTGCATCCACATGATTGTGCAAAATATCGGATTCGTGATTGTAAATTATCGAGCTCAGTTGCACCAAAACTGTCGTAAAGATATACCCTCCCAGAGCCGACAGTCCGATTGTAAGGCTCAACAAGGTCATCAAAAACAACATTATTACACTCCAAGTGCAAAGGCCTTTCAACTTCAATACCGATAAGGCCGAGTGCAGTCCTTTTAATACTTTCTTCCAACATAATAAAGCCAACACTTTCTCCTCCTTTAATAAGACTGTGACCTATCTCCCTAACAAAAGATGATTTACCAATTCCTGATCCTGCACAAATTGTTACAAGCTCACCACATCTAAGTCCTTTTGTTTTTTCGTTAAGAGATTTGTAAGGATAGTCTGATGTATAAACTAATTCCTTTTTACTAATTACATCCCAAAGATCTCGACCATCTACTATGCCATCAGGTCTAAAAGTTTTAGCTTCCCATATTGAATTAAGCAGCTCCTTTACTTTACCTTTGACAAGCATGTCGTTAGGATCTTTTTCTGATATACGAGCAATCTTTGCTTTGCCTGGAGCTATAAGTTGAGCACATTCTTGTGCAGCATGTTGACCTGCTTCATCCATATCAAACAGAAAAACTACAGTTTCATAACTGTTAAGAAACTCTAGTGATTTGCGAATATCATTTTTAGCCGAGCTTGCACTTCTTACCGAGACAACAGAATACTTATGGTTAAAACATTGAGACAGCGATATACAATCTAGCTCACCCTCAACCACAGTAATCATCTTCCCACCTTGTCTCCAGAGCCATTCGCCATAGAGTAAACAAGAATCAGTGTCTCCTATAAATTTAAACTGTTTGTTTGGGTATCTAAGTTTTTGTGCAACAACTTTATTATTTAAATAGTAGTTGGCAATCTGAAAAGATTTACCATTTTCCTTACCTACTTTATAACCAAACTTATCACATGACTCAGCAGTAATATGTCTTTTGTTTAATGCTTTTATTTCACCATCATAGAATTTTTTATCTAATTCTTTTTCCATAAACTCCTCTCCTTGATAACCACATCCAGGTGTGAAACAAAAACTACCATCAGAATAAACTGCCAAGTTGTTTTTACTTCCACACTTTGGACATGGAGAATGATGTAAAAAATGTGAGTTAGACTTCAACATCGCTGGGAGGAGTAACATTTAGATCGACATTGTGATCTACCCATGCTTTTACATCAAATGATGGACACTCTTTTCTATCATCTAGATTGTAGTGCCCAACAATTTCTGCATCAGGATAGTCTTTAATAAGACTAAGAAGTAACATTTGTAATGCAGAAAACTGTTCGTCTGTGAAATTATCTTCAGCTTTTAAATTGTCATCAACCCCACCAACTAAAGCTATGCCTATACTTTGGGAGTTGTATCCTTTAACATGTGCACCAACAACATTTATATCTCTGCCATTTTCTATAGTGCCATCTCTTTTAATAACTTTGTGATATCCTATATCTAACCACCCTTGTCCTCTGTGAATTTTTCTAACCCACTCAGCATCAATATCCATTTCAGGTTTAGTGGCAGTGCAGTGCACCACAATGTAATTAGTTTTTTTTCTTTCTGTCATC